CTCTTTTACTTGCTGCAAATCAGCGAGAACCTCGGTATATATGTTTGATTTCACTGACATAATGTACCCTTCCAGTTTCCATCAAGCTTATTTGGCAAGACTACACCGAGTGCAGTTCCAGCCGCAATCAATTTACTCGTATCTGCAGGTGATCGAGTTGAATTCTCAGGACTATCAACATTGAGTGTCGGTTTCAATGTAGAGACAGACTGCTCATTACCAGGTGCAGATTCAATTGATTGGAAATTAGTGACAGGATTGCCATCAAGATCATTCAGAGCAACACCGTCAGCAACCCCTGGAGATCTAAGATCAGGCGTATATGGTGTTGATGGATCACCTGGAATTGTCCATTGCACCGTACGAATATCAGGCGAATCCTGATAATCCATCTTTACGCCCTCTGGAAACATGTAATTTACATTACCTTCGCCACCTGTTCCAATTGTTCCTGCTGCAAGTATTGCATTTGCAGTATCAACAATTTGTTGTTGACCATATGAACCATCATACAGTGGCGATGTTGCAAACATCTTCTTGATTGTTTCTGATGGTTTCAGACGAGTTGGCAACGTATCAGGGTAATACGAATGTCTTCCACCACCGGGTGAATTACCAGGTATTGTCATTCTTTATCTCCAGATGATTTTGACATTTAACGTTTAAATATATTCACTTTCCAGATTGTTTAATTTTTCTTTTCACATCCTCTTGTAGTGACTTCAAACGCTTTAGACGATTTGAGAGTCGAGTCTCTTCAAGTTTAAGTGCCTTATAAAAATTAATCTGTTTCTCAAGAACATCACCATCAGCAGGATCTTCTTCTGAGGCAGGAACATCTTCTGGGCGATCTTTACCACCCAACATAGACGATTTCTTCTCTTCTCTCAATTTGTTCAACTCTTCAAAAATCATACGACGAAGAGCAACCGTTGTCATCTTTTCTGTTTTTGGCATTTAAATCTCCTAACATAACTAATAACACAGAATGAATTTTCATATAAGAATTTTGCTTTTGACCAAGTATCAATCATATCTGAACCAAATATATCGGAAGGTTCTTTTTCAGCTATCTCTTGCATGATAACTGATGAACCCGCAGATGGATTTGCTTCTGCGCGTGATTGTTGTTTGTATGTTCTGTTGAATGTATCAACAAAAAGTTCAGTTGCAGAAATGCCAGGAATTTTAATTCCTTTTGCAATCTCTGTAATAATCTCTGGCGTTGTGTCTTTAGCGGGCTTTGATATGACAGCTGGTTTTGACGTTTGAATCGGTTTCGATATCACAGCAGTACGTTGTGACTTCTTTTCTGCACCCTCTTCAAACACTTCATTGCTTGTCATGAGACCTGGAATACCTTCAGCAAGTATTTCAAGGAGACATTCTTTTATAAGACTTTTCAATTCACTTCTTTTCATTTGAGCACCAACCTCTCTGCGTTTTATTCTAGTATATCAACAATATTCGGTTTGTTCTTATCAGAATCTTTCAAATAGATATTTGCGTCATAGTATTGAACTTTACCTCTTTCAAGAATATGCGACTCAATGAGAAAATTTGTTCCTTTGAATCTTGTTTTTCTTGGAACGAGTTGTTCAATAAAACTAGAAATTGATTTATCAAACCACCTATAGAATTCAAAGAATGCTTTAAAATTAAGGTCTGATTTAATCCTGTTAAAGTATTCATCAGAGAGGCGACTGAGAGACGGATAATCAGATGAATATTGCACCTCTGGTGCTCCGATTGAATTCTGCATATAATCATAACTACCGAAGATTTTGATGATATCTCTATTGAGAGCATCAATAAGAGAGAAATCAATAGAGAACCTTGTATCATCAACAGGTTTTTCACTACGAAGAATTTCATATAGTGGCGCAAGTGTTGCGTATGGAGTCGCATCAACGTCATCTTGATTTTGAAATGATCTGATACGTACTTTCTCATTGGTAACAGCTTCATCAATATACGGAGAAAGAAACGAATGATTGATAATAACAGGTTGAACTGAACTAGAGAGCACTGAAAAACCAGAGCCAGTTAGATGAAAACCATTCTCAGATCGATCATAGAAGTAAAGATTTCCAGTTCCAACACTTGTTGAATCTTCATGTGTAATTGCATCGAGACGTAGTCTACCAAAAGATCCAGATTGTGCCCTTTCATAATTCCAACCTTTCGATGGATCAGAAGCACCAGCAGAATATGGATTTTTTATATGCTCTGCCCACTCTACATCATCAACATATTTTGAATAAAATTTCAGCGAGTGTATATCACCCTCAAAATATTTTGTCTTCAATATTGTTCCAGGGTTATCATACTCAAAAACACTTGTTGAACAAGAAGATGAACCAACGCAAATTCTTGGTGCATATTGTGAAATATATTCTGTTCCATCAATTCTCTCAAAGTAATTAAGAAGATCTGCACCAAGTGTATCACGTTGATGATCACACATAAGAAGTTCTTGTACGTATGATTCTGCAATATTACCAAGAGCATCACGTTTAGCAATTCTCAAGAAATAAGAAGATGAAACAACAGGTGTTGTACGAATTGGATCATCATCTCGTAGACGACTAACTGATATTCTCCACCAATCTCCATCGAATATATTCACATTAATACTCCCAGAGACTGTACGTAGGTGTGGTTCTATTGTTCCATTGATATATGGCGCAATCCCAAGAGTAACTGAACATGATGATGGTGTAGAACCAGAAAATGCAACGAGGTTCATAAGTGCATGAACTTTTTCTGTATCATATGCACCATTTCCAGTACCAACAACTTCTATTCTACAGAGTGATTGTGAAGTTGAAGATCTCGTTGGATACTGAGTAAATCTATAATCTGCTTCATATGCCCAAGAACCAGATGTCACAAATGCAGCGCCGGCTTGTTGACCATCAACATTGTCATACCCGTCATATGGATCAAGACACAATCCGTGTGGGTGATATCTCTCTTTCTCAACAAAAGTACCACTTGATAGAATTGTTGGAAAACCAACTTCTGTACGACCACCTGAATATGACAAGTATGGCGAATATAGATAAGATGAAGTTGTAAAAGAGACAGCATATGATATTGTTGTCTTATACTCACGTCCAGTACCAAGAACTTTCTCTGTTGGACCTCCTGTCTCTCTTATTCGTACAGAATTCTCTGGATCTATACCAACAGATCGTAGGAATGATCTTATACTATGTTGAGTACCTTTCGATTTAATGATCTCTGGCATTGATACAAGGAGTCGTCTCATCAGACTCGTCTGTATCGATTTTAGTGTTGCTCTACCTTTTGAATATGAATCAAGTGAAATATTCTCACCATCAATATACTGTTCAATTGATGCGTCAGCGAAAGTAGGCGCATATGAAAAACCATACTTCTTAAAGAGATCATAGAGAAACGCATCAGGTACTGTATTCAGATTATCATAATCAACTGAATGAACCGTTGAAAATGCATCTATGTACAATTTCATTTCATCAAAGAATTTTGCATACGTGTAGAGAAACGTTAGAAGTAGAGCGGCTGAACCTTTCTTACCTTCTCTTATACCTTTATTCCCTGAAGCAGAATAAGCAACACCGAGATCACCATTCGAGTCAGGTGTTGAACCGAATTCTGAATTCGCCTCCCAGAAATAATGTGGTGGGATCAATTTGGTGATAAGATTAGGATTCTCAATATCATATTGAGAAGCAGACAACAACATATCTGCGTTCAATGCAGATATCGTAGGATACATTGGAAATAGAACAGGAGAAAAAATTCTCTGTTCTGCATACATACATAGTGACGCAGAAACACGTGATTTCGTTATACTAAAATTACCAACAGAACCATGAAAACCATTACCAGAGTAATCAATAACGATTGAATTGATTGAATCTGATGTATTCGTAGTGAGTGGAGGTGGAGGTTCATTGAATTTATAATATAGTTTCAAATCAGGTGTTCTTGTAACTGCGCGATTTGAATAGTAAGAAATTTGATTATCAGATCTTGCTGAATGATAGTATCTCAACTCGTCAAGTGAGCCAGACCAATTATAGAATGTTCCTGTAACAAGTGAACCAGAAAATATCTTGTGTTGCGATCCAGTACAAATATTAAAATTTGAAGTACCTGAAATTCTACCAATTTTTGTCACCGGCGTTGTACCAACTAGCACACCTGAAAGATATGTTTTACATGATACATCAAAATTAACATCACGTTGGAAAACAAACGAGACATTTGACCAAGCATCATAAGGAAGTGAAATAGAACTTGTAAGATATGTTGATCCTGAATTAACAATAAAAATTGTTGTCTGACTCACTGAAGACGAAGCATGATCAGCGTATATTGCCCATCCAACATTACTTGACGTATCAAGTTTGTTCATAATCCAAGCGCACCGTGAGGCACCGACAGGTGCTGATAGGTTTACCGATGATGGGAATATGTGTGCTTCTACGGTAAACGAGTCGTCACCAGGGTCAAGTTTTGAGAGACCCGTGTCAAATTTTGTCAATGACGTATATGTTCCACCTGCTACATCAGGCGTACTAATGTATGATGATGTTGAATTTCCAAGTGCAAATGATGCAGAAAAATTCAAAGATCCAGAGTAAACAGGAAATGAATCAAAGACATATTTTTCAAAGCCTGTCAAAGTTTCAAAAAATGATTCTATTTCACTTTGAGACCCGTCAAATGGATACTCTTGTATAATTTTATCAAATGCAACATTTACTTTTGCTTCAGCTGAATTAAAGAATGTATGAGACGCAAAATCAGACCAGTCAACATTCAATTGTTGAGTGTTCTTTATTCCAGATGAAAATGAGTCAAATGCAAATGAACTCGTTGACTCAAAATTTCTTGATGAAATATCACCATAAGAAAGTTTGATATTACGATCACCCCTTATTATATTTTCTGCCCATTTCTTAGTGATCTTTGATGGTTTCATACTATTCTTTTACTCAGTATTAATTACTCTAAAATAATTTGATACATCTCTATAATACTTCACGGCACCAGTAAAATTAAACATAATATCAACACGGTATGTTCTATTCGGAATCAAAGAAGAAGTATCAAATTTGAAATACACTCCACTCGCATCCGTTGAACATTTCGTACCAGCTGATTCTGTTTCAAATGGTACTACTGCTTCACCTGTGCCAATATCAACGATTGAATAGTAAACGTTATGTTGAACTTTGCTTGGAATAATTGCAGGAGTCTTTACAAGCTTAATATATGGTGATTTCAAATCAAAGATATCAACACGAACATACATGATATCTCCCTGTTCATATGAATCAGAGATACCATTACATGTGACAGTAACATTGTTCGTATTAATTGCTTCATTACTTATCTGAGGTCTTGTAACAGTGATCTGTGATCCAGTAAAATAGCATACAGACTGATCAATAGAAGACCAGTAAGGTGTAAACTTGACAGACTCTGATAGTGCAAGTTTTGCTTTCAAATATGGATCTGTACTTCTTAGATAGACTGACGCAGAATAAATTCCTGTCATAGGATTACGATCAAAATACAATTGTGATCCTGTTACTGTTACCCTATATGATCCTGAACCTGTTGAAGTAGATCCAGAAAAATCTGTAACAAGATCAAGACGTATACAATTCAATCCAGAGACAGTTGATGAACCTGATGTAAGATTTACTGGAGATCCATTATCAAAACTGTATAGACATAGAGAACAAGTTCTATCAAATTGTATATTTGAAGTATCGTCGACTATTGAATTGTCATATGAAATAATTAGACGTGGACGTTTTGCCATGTCATATGCATGACGTGATGAGAATCTTTTTACAAAATATGTTGATTGATCAATCTCGTGTGATGAGGCATATGAAATACGAAAACCTGCATCTGGTATTATTCCTGCAATTGACGCAGAGATAATACTTGTAATATTCATATAGAGATTCTCTGTACCAGCTGTAAAATATTGTTGAACTGGTAGTGTCAAACCAGGTGCTTGACTGATTATGTCAACATTTGACGTATATGATCCTGATGCTGATGCGCCTGGTGATACCCAGGTTGAAGTAATACCTGAAGCAGTAAGATAGTTCGCGGCATCAGCATCACCATAATAGACAATGTCTTTACCAAGACCTTCATCCCACGATTTAGATAGCGGATATAGAGAAACATAAAATCCAACGGGACATGGTTGTCCACCATAAACATCAAAGAGTTTTAGGTATGCAGAAAATTTATTTGAGGTTATATCAATATTACCAGATGACACATTTGATCGTAGGTCAGTAAGATCAAACTTCAATAGAATTCTTGATAGTTCAAGATTCGATTGTGACCCAGAACTTGTGACACCATACAATTTAAAGAGATCAAGTGTACCTGCATATCCAACATTTGAATGATATGATGCAGAGATATCACCATCAATTACACGATTAGTAATGTATGTATCACCTATTGCTTGATAAATCTTATACATAAGATTGCACTCCCAATGATGTCAAAATCAGGAAACTTTAGTTCAAATATCCCACCATCAGGTGGAAAAATGAAACCACGCTTCGTTGCAATAGACATATCATAGATAACATTTGAATACTGACGTCCACCATCAGTACCTGACAATGATGTGAATTTAATTCCAATAACAGATTGAACACCAATCACGCCTGATATCAGCTTATTCACCTCAGAGATATTAATTGGTTGATCAATCTGAAAATTATTCACATCAAAATATGTCTTTATTTCTTGTAGTATGTTCTGTAGAATTGTACTCTTGTTAAGAACAGGATCAGATGATATCTCAAATTCAATTTTAAAATTGACAATTGTAGAATCAAGTATATCAATTGCATCAGAAATCATACGATATGGTGCAATATAAGTAACAAGGTTCTTTTTCAATGTGTCAGGTGATATAATAAGATGATCATCTTTTGATACGATAAACAATTGAGTTGCTAGTGGATTTCGTGGATTAGCACGAACAGCTGCGCGGAAGACTCTACCGAAATTCGTTGGCAGAGTAAGAACTCTTGCAAGCAAATCTTCTTTTGTTACTACTCTCTCTTGTGCAGAGATCATTCCAGGAATTTGAGATTTTAGATCATCAATTGTTGGCGGATCATCACCACCGACTGCTTTATAAAAATTCGTTGTCTCAACAGAAGCTCTTATTATTGACTGTTGTGATGCAGTTATTGAACCAGTAAAATCAATCCCAAGAGTAAGAATATTCCTTATTGCACCAACAGGTGCATTATGATTTTTCCCGCCACCATAACGATACTGAATTGTCAGTGTCGTATTTGTAGTCGCAATCCCAAGTGTTTTTGTTGTAAGAAGTTGATAAGGATTCACAGCAACACGAGAGAATGTTGTTGAATATGGAATTGATATTGCAAAATCGAGTGGATCAGGAACAGCATCATCACCAGGTGATAGTGATGATCCACCACCGAACGTCAATGTAGTTGATCGAGTTGCAAGATCGGTAGACTTTATGAAACGATAGGGTGCAGGAATAATTTTGATTCTCTGATTGACAAGTTGTGAATCTGATGATGTGTTATCAACATTTGCATAAACATGATCATTTGTCAATGAAGAAACTTCATAATATATATTTCCATATGAATCATACACTTTCATTATTTGTGAAACATTAGGAAAATCAAGTTTTATTTTCCTGAATGGAACAAACGTTGAACCAATCGTTAGTGACTGTGAAGTCTCAGTACCAGAAATACAAATCCCATTCAGTGACATTATATAATTGACAGGTGTACCACTTGATGTACGATCACCAATTTTAATATTCGCTAGAAAAGAACCATTAGAATCTTTTGTAGAAAAATCAACGTCTTCAACAAGTGTGTATCGAATTCCTGTAGAAGATCCTACAATTGTTTTATAAGCACGTATAATAGGAATTGCTTCAACTTGTGGAGCGTATCCGCCAGCATAAAGTGCAGCAGGAACTTTCACAAAGAATGTCTGTGAAACAATTGCAGGTGAAGAACCAATTATTGGAACACCCGCTTTCCTGAGCAAGTTCTCTATATTTGCATTCTCTACTGCAGTATCTGAATCAAGTTCAGCATATTGATGATCAAGATAATATGACATATTATCACCAACAGCAACTGCAAAATCAAGAAGCAAACCTCCCAAACCATTTTCAGAGAAATCTTGTATTGAATTTGGATAATACGTTCTTGCATAATCAACAATTGTTGATCGTAGTTGATCGAAATCTTTTGCAAGATAACGACGTTGACGTATCTCTTTCTGATTCTGCTTCACAATATTTGACATTTAGTTCTCCATATAATATACATCGTAGATTCAGTTCTACCACCTCATCATAAACTGAAATTGATGGAACGTCATATGTGATAATAATTTTCATATATGTAACTCCTGTATTGATAACTTCCTGTTCAGAAGGAAAACTGATACCATAATCTTTCAAGAGAATATATGGCATCCATTTTCCAACAGCACGCGAGATTCTCTCTTTAATATGTTCATCAAATTTATCATCAGTAGTATATTCAAAAACAAGAGGTAGAATATTCGCACCATATGATTGTCTCATGAGACGTGTGCCATAATTTGTTTGAAGTAGATTCTTAAAATTATCTTTTATGAAACCACTCACCGTTTTATGAGTAGCAAAAATTTCATCAGAACCCTCACGAAGAGGAGTAACAATTCCATATGGAATTGAAACAGTTGGTTCAATTTTTTGTTCTTCGTACTTCTGAAGAGTACGCCCAGTACTCTTAAACGTATAACCCATATCAATAAATTGGTATCATGTAATGATATCGTACCATCATCAACAGATATTCTCTTCTTGTTTGCTGCAAATATAACACCATTGATTGTCCCACTAATTTCAGCTTTTGTAATTTTATCATCTGAATTCTTATCATATGCAGAGTTCCAAATATAGCCGAGTTCATTTGATGCTTTATCAATAACAACTGCAGATGGAGCTATACCAACCGCAGAACCATAAAACACAGCAAGATATGTATCCTCTATTGTCTTCAGTTTAATTTTCCCATTCGCAGTTGCTTGTTGATAATATTTTTCAACATATGTGAGTTGTTCTTCTGCAGTCATTGAAACAAGCGCTTCAATTGATGTGCCAAGATTAACAGCTGTTGATTTCAAAAATTGTATCAAACCAACAGCACCAGATTGATTATTACGAACTGACGCAGAGAATGTTTTTGCAGATTCAAGTGATATAACCGCAGCAATCCAATCAACTGGAATGTCAAGGTTCTTTGATATTTGTACCAATCTTCTTCTAAAAGTTGGGGTTGTTTTCTCAATACCTGCAACTGCAAGTATTGTATCAGATGATTTTGTTGGTGGATTTTCTGGATCTTTTACTTCGAATTTCTCACCGAGTTTTCCAACAACACCTTCGCTTGCAGAACCGAGCATAGCACCGGTTGCCGCAATTACAAGACACTCTGCAGTCTTATTAATAAGAACTTTATTTATTGCGATCCGGGTCAGTTGGGAAGGATCAGCTTTGCCAAACAACTCTGCGTCTCTTACGGTTTCACAAATCGGTGAGAAATCAAAAGAGAATAGCTTTATTGCAATTTCTGGTATTTTAAGACAGATGTTCAAGAATAGATCAGGCAACTTAAGATACCAAGAATAGAAAATTTTTAGATCAGGTAGTGATATGTCAATATCAAAATTTGGAAGATTAATTGATGGGATTGGTGGTGGGATAGGTGGATTAAGACTGAGACCATATTTCAACACAAAATCAGGAAGAATAAAATCTGGAAATGGTATGAGGAAATCAATTGGAAAATTTACTTTTGGTACGTCAATACCAAGTGATATTGCAAACGCAATCGGATCGAAGATAATAGGGAAGAATGGATGGCCGCCTTTAATATCTAGTGCATTTGCAATTGCTTCATAATTACGTAGACCTTGTGAATAAAGTTCTGCATATTTGTCTCTATCTCTTAGATCAATTCCTGCAAATCCAATTGGATTCAATTGTGGCAAACAAGGGAATAGTGAGGGAACACCAATTGAACCGAATTGAATCTCACGTTGAAGATCTTCAATAAATTTATCTTCTGCAGTCTTTGACAATTTTCCATTAACAAGAACACCTGCATCATGTTGGGTATAACCAGGCTTTGTTGATGGCATTTATATCACTTCACTTTCACTTTCTTTGACCAGACACCTTGACCTGCAAAACCTGTACCACCTGCCAGACCACCCATTGTCGTTGTGATAGGTGGCGCAGTAACTGTACCATTCTCTGATACAACACCAATATCAGTTGCAAGAATTGCCTTATCAGCATCTTCGCCACCAAGAAGAAGATAACCTTCATTAGACGGTTTCATAATAATATCTTTGCCATTCATAATAATTGATGAAAATTTACCTTCATCAATCTGATCAATCAACTTACCATCAACAACTTTTGATCCAATATTGATCAATTCAATATCTTTTCTAATAAGTATTCTAACTCTATCTGCTTTAATAACAGCAGCGCCATATGATTCATCAACATCAACAATTCCTACTTTTTTACTAAATGATGCAATTCCAAGACGATTATCAATTTGTGAGTCTTGAGTCAATAGTATTGTAACACGATCATTTATAATATCTGGATCTCCTTCATCTTCTGAAATTGATGAGTATGATTTATCAAGTTCTTCTCTATCAAGCGTATTCTTTACTTTCAAACCACTCGTACGTGGAGTCTGTCCACGACCGACAACGAATTGCATTTCACCTTTATTCGATCCTGATTCGTTATCTGACAATCTATATTTTATAGAACCAGTTTCATCATTTGATTTCTCACCGATTCTACCTGATCTCTCTGAACACATTACAAATAGCGTGTTATTTGTTCCTTCAAATGAGATATCACCAGGTCTCTTCTTGAATCTTGGAACTGCTTCATAATTTGTCAATTGAGCAGCTGATGTTGTAGTGATCAATTTCTCATATATTTGTGGATCTTCAGAAGAGATTGTTGACGTTTCTGGTTGTGAAAAACGTGTACCATCATCATCTTTCTGTGGAACACCAATTTGAAAATCGTAAACGGGTTTATCATCACCTGCAAATTGCGAAGCAGTTGTCGGAAAAAAACTTGGATCATAATTTCGCGGTGCATGTGTATAATTTGGGTCATCTGCTGGTCCTGGATCGTTCACTCGAGAGATCCAGAATGGCGTCATTGATGTCTTCCGAGTTGACTCAAAGAAAACCCAAACATGTTCACCTGGTTTTGATGGAAGAGCGAAATGAGATGGAAAGAATGGAAATGCAAAGAACGCTGGTTCCATTGCTGATGCGCCATCTCCAAGAACACGTTTTACAATGAGTGAATTTCTTGGCAGAACTTTAGCATATTCCCAATTAACTACACCATACTCATGTTTAAATTTTTCAACCATCTCATCATTAATTGAATACGGATCTGATATCACTTCAATAATAACATACCTCAGAAATTGTGGTATTCCAACATTGTTAGCACTTTGACCAAAATATTTCTCATAATCAAATGCTTCTTTTGAATTACCTTCAATTGCTGATTTTACATAATCTGGCATTAGTGTCTCTCTTCACTCTGGTTCAACTCATCATAAAAATCATCAACGGTACGATTATTATCCTTTTCAACAGTAGAATTAATCAATTCGGCAAGTCTGAGAATTTGATCATTTGACCGTGTCATCTTCTCAATATATGTTGCCATTGACTTCCCGTGAATTGCATGTTCACTTGAATCATCGCCAGTGATTCCTATCAATTTTTGCAATTGCTCTTCTGCATATTTTCTATCAGAGATTGCGTTGTGATAAATCTCTAGCCAAAGTTTCTTCTTATTCTCAGAGACTTTTATAGATTCAAGTAGAGCACCAAGGTTCTCAATCTTCTGCTCAATTTTCTCGTCAACATTATATTTTTTCATCATCACCCTTCAATAGTTCTTTTCTTATCGACCTGTAAGATTTCTTAATATTCTGCATTGCAAGTGTCATCTGTTTATTCGAAAGTTGCGTAATTTCTCTCATATAATTCATAATTGCTGTTTTCGTTAGTATGTCAATATCTTGTGCATGTTCATAAATAGTTATTACTGCATTAATACATTTCATCTCATTTTCATTTTGTATCTTATGGCGTACCTCATACAAGATATCAAGTCGTAGACTCTTCAATGACAAAGAGGCAAGTTCATTCTCATGACTCTGAACCATATTATGTTCATTAATCATGTTCTGATCTTCTTCTGTTAGCTCTTCTGAATCATCAAGAGATATTGTGTTCTTTGACTTTGTCGCACGCTGTTTTGATTTCACAATCAAAAATCTCTTTGCAACAACATTAAAATATGAAAACGCATTTGTTCCACGCGAATTATCAAATTTAGATATTGCCTCAAAAAGAAAATTGATGCAATCATTTTTCAACTCTTCATAAGAATCATAACTCATAAATTTGTAAATATTAATCAAGTTTTCAACAAGCTTATCAAAAGCGGGATGTATTTCACTGATATATATCTTATTCTTCTTATTGATATTCTCCTCAGCTTGCCAACGTACAATTGCTTCTTGAGTTTCTTGCGTAAAATAATATTTGTCTTTTTGTCCTGAACCTCTTGTTTTTCTTTTTGCAGCCATAAATTTTCTCTCTCTCCTTCGTCTTCTTCACTTTCATCATCACCTGCAAGAACTTGCGCAGTATACAACAACTCATTTCTTGCCATCTTGATTTCATTTATTGCTCTTCTAATAAAGGGTTCATCAAAAAAGATAGGATGTGAAACCGCAGCATACGTTCTTGAATATACTACGTCAATTGTATCAAGACATGCTTCAACTCTTCTCTGCAAGACAAGTATATCAGTTCCTCGATGTATTATCAACTGTACAAAGAAAAGTACAACGTCAATAACCGTGAGGAAAAGGAAGAGGATAATGATATCACATATCATAGATACAAACCCAATTTTTCATCATAAATATTCCGTATTGACCTTTGTGAATATTTCTCTCGTAGTACAATACCTTGTTCAACAGCCCATTGTTTCGGTTTGACAGGCATTGAAACAATCTTCTTCATTTTCTGTGAAAGATCAGACACATCTGGTTCTGCCCAACGTGATCCAGATCGCCAAATTTTACCATCAACTCTTCCGCTTGGTATCGGCGTCAATTTGTATTTCACTGGTATATATTTATTTGGAATTAGGAACTCAGTATGTGCTGACCAACCTGTTGTGATGATAGGCAGATCTGATACTGCTGCTTCTAGTATTGGCAAACCGAATCCCTCACCACGTGTTGGTGCAAGCAAACAATGAACACGTTCATTCGTATAGAGACCATACATTTCTTCATCTGACATCTTCCCAAATAGAAAATAAATCTTTGATTTATTATTTGAATATTGCTGTCTAAATTTTGTAACAACTTCACTAAGTGAATTCATGACAATTCGTTTATCAATAGGAGTGAAACGACCCATATTCACTTTCAAAATGAGACCGACGTCTTCATTATCTGCAAATGTTTTCAAGAAAGTTCCAATCATGTTATAGACCCATTTTCTATCTATAGCTGGGTCTGGATGTGTTATCTGTGATACGCATAGAAAATTGAACCGCGTTGTTACTTGTGACAATTCAATATCTTTCACATGTATATCAGTGTATGATTCAGGTATAACATGAATTGGAACGAGTAGTGCAACTTCATTATTCAAGAACGCATTAGCTGCATGTTGTGATGGAACGACAATTGCTGACATCTTATTTGCAGCATGAATCCACTCGGATGAACATTTATCAGATTCAATTCCTGCAGTAATTCCAATGTTCACTTTTGCGATATTTGGATCCCATTCATGTGGCAATTGCAATTGAAATGAAACATCAATTGGACCACTAGGTGGTTGAGACGCCCTTGTTATCTTATGGAAGATATCACTTGGATCTCTTTTCAATCCATCAATCTGCCAAGTAGTAATTCCCCAAGGTAGTGCACCAACAGTTAGGTCAATATTCGACTTCGTAAACAACCAGTCAAGAACTTGACGTGAGTGTACACCATAACCTGAATTTGTAAGCGCTGGACCGCGAAACAATACTCTTTTTTTCATTTGATTCACCTTCATCTCACAGATTTATTATTTCCCAATTTGTTGTTGGTTTCCAATTGTTTATTGTTCTTGTGAGTGTTTCATCCCAATCTTTTATCATGGTCTCTATGTTATAATTCTTTCTTACATATGAAATTGCTGCTTCACCAAGTTCATCACGACCTTCTTTACCCATCTCATAAAATTTCATATATCCCTTTACATAATCATCACATGAACCATAAACTTCATAAATATATGGTGTAAACTGTTGTCCAACAAGTGTCTTGAAAGAAGGTTCTACAACAATGCCATGTTGTTCACCAGTTTCCCAATTTTCAACTTGACGCGGTAGACCACCGGTGCGCGTGACAATCGCAGGCGTACCACACTGCTGCGCTTCAAGTACTGGCAGACCGAAACCTTCATTATATGACATGTTGATAACAAAATCTACAGAATTATAAAGATTATTCATATTGTGAAAATCAACAATACCACCCGAGAAGACAACGTTATCTCTCAATTTATACATGTCAACAATCGTATAAAGATTAGTACCTTCCATATCAAATGGATCGGTATGAAGAACAAGAGTTGCATTCCTATGTCCGTGTTTCTTTTCAAGTTCATCAACAAACATTGCCCAAGAAACAATAACATCCGCAGTTCTTTTCCTACGAGCATTACGTGATACATACAATCCGAGTAGATGATCAGCTCTCTTCCCGTATTGTTTCTTACGTATAGATTGTCTTACATCATCTGGCATCTTGTAGTATAGTTCTTGAGGAACAGCATGTGGAACATAGTTAATTTCACCACGAGCCGCTCTATCAGGATACCACTTTGTGAGGAATTCATATGTAGGATAATTGATACAATTAATCAGGTTTGTTGCTTCGTAATATGGTTGATTATATTCAGGCGCAGGTAGTTCATCCCATAGATGCCAATAAACAATTGGACACATTTGATTAATCTCATCTGACATCTCCCAGAGATACACAAAAAATCGTGGATCATTGAAGATCATCAATGCATCAGGCCTCTCTGAGACGAGAAGATTACGTATCAAATCAGGTGAACCAAACCCATCAATTGGTTTGATAATAAAATCATCACTATGTTTAATTGTGTCATAATTTTGATGTTTAATAGCGGCGCCGAGGCATTTGAATGAATACTTACCTGTAGACACAAGACCATTAATCAACCATTGTGCCTGTGTTCCAACACCTGATACACCCATCTGATGATCACTGATCATCAAGATATTCTTCTTTTTATTCACCATCTTTATAGAAAGAATTATACAATATAAAAAGATGATGAATATTACAAAAATAAACTATGAACAATGTTCAGTATTAGAATACCGACAATATTTACATGCATCACGATTCTTACGTGGTCGACCTACATTCATTGAATTAATCATTCTACCAAGTTGATCAACTGTCTCAGATATTCTTTTATCACCTGCTGAAAATGTAAAATGTTCTATCACTCTCTTTGATCTAAGATCTCTTGTGAGTATAATGAATGCAATTTTTACATCTTTATATTTGACACCTAGTTTTCTTGACCAGTAATGTTTATATAGAACGAGTTGATTCTGTGTAAGAACATCACGACGTTTTGAAGAATACCAACCAGTGTTTGAAGTTTTCCAATCAATAATCCAGTAAACATATGTTCCCGTCTTCTTTCCAGGTACCTTTATAATACCATCTATAAAGCCTTTAAAATACGTCCCATCATAGTCACCTATTGGTTCATACAATTCATATTCTGCGGCTTCATAGAGCCAACCAGTGAATGTCTTCTCCATATATGATGGGATATGAGACAATATCCTCTCTATTTGTGCGACACAGTCTTCAAATGGTACTTTTATAAAATCTTGCAGTTGTGAATTTCTTTCATATTCTACTTTCATATAGTCAATGGCTATATTAGGATTCATTTCACGAGTCTTCAAATAATTCTCACATGATGAGTGTATCGCTTTACCAAATGATAGAGCAAATGATTCATCTGACGTTCTCAAGCCTTTAATATGATTGAGATAGTGACGCCAAGCACATTCTTTCCACTCTCTCAATTCAGAATATGAAATATGAGCCTTGCCAGTTGGCAAGACTTTAAGATGTACATGATTATCTGACATTTCTTATAAATATTTCTCTATAATTTGCGCAACACTCTTCCTTACATGTGGCATCTGTATACCAATTGAGTTCAGTTTACTGATTGACAATATACAATTTGATCTGTTCTTCTTTATAAGATCTCCCAATTGTGACATTTCATGAACAATTTCAAATTTATGTGTTGGATACTTTTCACTATACATGAGCATAATTTGAGCTGGAGATATAACACCCTCATTTACAACATTATAAATTCCAGTATGTTTGTTCTCTATAAAATTTTTCACAACATTTATGAAGTCTGGTATACATGTTATTGAATTCTTTATGCCGAGAACTTTATCATACTTTATCAACTTTGTCAATAGATTACGTTCAGAATGTATATAATCAATTGGCATCCTGATTCTTAGTGATGCTACATTCTGTAGTGTAGATAGGAATAGATCACCTGCATATTTTGATTTTGAATATGTTGAAATAGGATAAGCAGGATCTTCTTCAGATCTGAGAAGCGATGTTTCAAGCTTATCATCATAGTAAACACAACCTGAACCTATATGAATAAGATAGATTGAATTCATCTGGCAATATGTTGCAAGATTAATTAGACCAACAACGTTTGTATAAAATGTGGCAATTTGTTCCGTTTCACAATCATCTACGTTTTTCTTTCCTGTCTTACCAATTGCATTAATAATCACATCAACTTTATGATCTATCATAAAATCATTCAAGGTAGATGTGAGAGCATTCATATCATTAATTTCTGCTCTTATATTATGAACAACGTAAGAATCTCCAAGTGATTGAGCTAGTCGCTGACCAATAAACCCAGTACTAAGTATAAGAACGTTCTTCACAATTCAATTATACAATGATCTCCTATGAATATCTTATGTTTTCCAATAGAAATTTGACAATCAAATTTCTTTACAATTGAATGTTTTCCAATAATTGAATCGGTCAACTTTATATTTTCAACCGTTGATCCAGAATACAACATTGAATTCTCTATAACTGATGAGTGAACTTGTACACCAGAACTAACAGAGACGTCTGGACCGATTATCGAATCTGAGATAGTAACATTATCCTCTATGACAACTGGGCCAATTATATGAGAATTCTTTATAGTTGAATTACCTCTTATGATTACATTGTTCTTCAATATTGAGCCTTCAATATTACTTGTCTCTATCATTGTAGAAAATTGCTCAGAGAGAATAATCTTGTTTGCAAGAATGATATCATCTTTTTTACCAGTATCCAACCACCAACCATTGATAAATGAATAATTGACATTCTCACCAGAATCAATCATCAATTGAATTGCGTCAGTAATTTCATATTCGCCTCTCTTTGAAGGCTTCAATTGATAGATGTAATCGATCGATTTACTCTTAAGAAGATAATTTCCAATCAAGGCAGAATCACTTATAAATGTTCTTGGTTTTTCAATAACTGACGTAATACGACCTTGCGTATCAAAAATTGCAACACCAAAATGTTCTGGATCTGGTACTTTCTTTATGAAGACTTTTCCAATAACATCATCTGAACGAATGAATTCTTTTAGACTGTCAGGTGATAGTCTGTCTTGTGTTATATTATCACCAAGAGATACAAAATAATTATTTGCTGGATATTGTTCCACTGCGAGTTTTATAGCATGTGCAATACCGGAAGGTGTCGGTTGAAGTACATACGAAAATTTCCCTCCGTTGTATTTTGATCTCAATGTCTCGGAAATTTGATCATATGATTCATGTGAAGTAACAATGATGATATCATTAATATCAATTCCAGCGTCAATCATATGATCAATAACATAGCACAAGACAGGTTTACAACCTATTTCAACGAGTTGTTTTGGACCTGAATATGTTAGTGGTCGCAAACGAGTTCCACGACCACCTGCAAGTATAATTCCTTTCAACGTACTCATATAGAGATTTTATTATACGTTCTTTATATAATATTCTACTATTTTCTTCATTTCTTCACGATTCATTTTAATTGACGGCTTGTAATAATAATTCTCTTCCAGATAAGATGAATCAATTGCATACCGATAATCATGCCCTATCCTGTCTCTAACATAATTGATATAACACTCTACACCATAATCCTCAATCAAAATTTGTTTGATCATATGTGCAATTTGATTATTTGTATATTCTTGTTGTGAACCGATACAAACTCTTTCAAATTGAGGATTCACTTTATAGAACAAAATCCTCTTCAATGCAACGCAATGATCATAAACATGTATCCAATCTCTAATGTTATTACCATCGCCATATACATTTATCACACCAGTATTAAATCCAGTAAGTATAGAATTCGGTATAAATTTTTCTCGATGTTGTCTTATACCAAAATTATTCGTACAATTTGTTACTGTACAATTAAGTGAATACGTTTTGCAATATGAAGATACAAGCAAATCACCTGCTGCCTTTGATGCCGCATAAGGATTTGATGGATTCAATGGTGATGATTCTTTAAAAAAATCAGTATATGTACTTCCAAAGACTTCATCTGTTGATACTTGTAGATAATGTTGAACAATGTGTGAATTCTCTCTATAACATTGTAGAAGAGAATGAACACCATTAATATTCGTCGATATGAACGCATCTGATGATACAATTGAGTTATCAACATGCGTCTCTGCAGCAAAATTGATCACATGTGTTATGCAAAATTTATTTATCAAATTTGATATAAGTTGAGTGTCTTTAATATCAGCTTGATAAAAATGCAAGAGATCATCTGAACGTTGTGCCATAGAAGGAGAAAGATAATTCATATACTCTTTATTCGCAGAGTACGCAAGATTATCAACGCACACAATCTTTCGGATATCATCATTCACTGATGATATCAAAAGATCAATAAAATGAGAACCAATAAAACCGAGTCCACCTGTAACAAGAACGTTTTTCATAAGAAGAATTTAAAATAAAAATGTGCCGTGATACAACCACGGCACACCAAAATAGCTGAATTCTTCTAAATAAGATTACATTTGTATCTATAACTTGTTTGATTCTTTTTTCAGCATTCCTTATAATAGGAACATCAATGCCAAGATCACGTAGATCAAACTCTGTTAGCATACGCAATTTTATATGTGGATTATTATTACGAACAAGTGCAACTTTATATCCTTGTACTTCTAGCCAATAACTACTTTTTATTTCAACGTATTCATCTGAATCTATAAGATAAAAATCTGGATAATATGAACGTTCAACACCTTCTACATCTATGTATGGAAGACGATTACGATGTGATATATATCTTATTCCTTGTGAATCAAGAAATTCAGCATATTTCAATTCCCAAGTACCTTGAAGCTTATGTAGTGTTCCATGGTTGTCAATATGGTTATACCACTTGCATGTGCCAACTTTCGCACCCTCGTATTTACCATCTGCCCAGGCTTTTCGAGTCATTTGTTTATGGCGTTCAAGGAACTCAGGATCTTCAGCAAACTTCTTCTTGCGAGTTGCTGAGACCTTAGCACGAGCCGCAGCACTTTTCATACCATTTGAATCGCCAAGATTGATTTTACCCTTTCTTGATATAGATTGACTTTTTCTATATTCAGGATCACTACTAAATTTTTTTACTGCTTTTGACATATTACAATGATATTCTTCACTATTCATCACAATATGACGCCAACATTTAGGACATACGTCGCCGCCTGGATGACGTTGATCCAATAGGATCTTTCTATTTGATGACTCACTACGACATGAATTTACATGACATATGTCACAATTAATATATCTCAAAGACATTGTATTTGGTTGACCATTTCGACCAAGTTTTTCAAATTTTAGAAGTGTCATTTATCACCTTCCTTCTTTTTCTTACCAGATGTAGCTCGACCCACGAGTTTCTCCCAGTCACGTTGTGGACGAACTTCCAAATTTTTATTCAAAGCACCCAACATTACTTTTGGATCAATACCAAGTGACCTCGAAATAAAAATTAGAGCATTAATGTCTTTAATAAAGCAGGAACCGCCCGCGCCGTAAGCTGGTAGTCCAGTAATATCGTCAGGCATTGGACCCGGGACACTCCAATGTGACTTCCCAAGTCGTTCATCCAACGTTGCATATTCAATCACTTTATCATAATCAAT